GTGAACGCTCGTTGTGTGTTGAATCTTATTCTTGCTGGTTGTTTTGATAAGGTGGAACATGCTGGTTCCGTAATAGAACGTTACGCCATCATAGAAAAGGCAGCAGAACAGCTTGGTTTTGAGATAAAAGAGAAAGACATACCAGTGGATATGCGAGGTAAGCATTATTTCTGGAGCCAGCAACAAGTAAAGGTGTCTGGAATTGGTTCTGTGGACTATAAGCGCATTTATGATAATTCTGCTATTAAGCCACAACTGAAAGGCAGGGTGTCGTATGCAAACTTGCAAAGTATCACACCAAACGAAATGGATGGCAAAAAAGTTGGTGTATGTGCTACAGTCGTTGAAGTTGAAGAAAAGAAGTTCAAAAGCAAAAAAACTGGTGGCGAAGAAACCTTCTGTAAACTCCTTCTTCAGCAAAATAATGACTTGTGTGAATGTATTGTGTGGCCAGAAGAATATAAATCCATGCGCCCACAACTTATAGATTCAAAAAACAAATTGATAATTTTCTCAGCAACAGTCAAGTATAGTGATTATGCTGGAAAGAACAACTTACAGTTTATGAAACGAAGTTTATTGGAAGTATTATGAAACCAACAATAGTTTGTTTGGTCGGGGATTCTGGAAGCGGAAAGACGTTTGCTTCCTTGCACCTCCAGGAAGTTCTTAATTGGAACAGTATTGTTTCTTACACAACTCGCAAGAAACGTGAAGACGAGGTGGATGGTAGAGAACATTGGTTTGTAACCGACAAAGAAGTTCCAGATAAGTCAAAAATGTGCGCTTACACAATGTTTGGTGGCTATCAATATTGGACTGAATGGGAGCAGTTTATAAGCGATAAAGTAAATGTATATGTAATTGATGAAAAAGGCTTGATTGATTTGCAAGCAAAAGAGCAAACGCCATTCAGCTTTCATCTGGTGACAATCAAAATAAACCGTCAGCATAAAGATGGCATTGACAAACAACGTATAGCTCGTGATAAGGAACGTGTGCATATTCCAGAAGAGTTGTATGATTATGTTATCAATAATGACTATTCAATTGAGGCTTTTAGAGCCACGTTATATCTTATTGGCAAGTGTATAGAAAGAAAATATAACAATGGCAGCACCAAAAGATGAAAAACCAGTACTCGTCATGTTCACGCTGGACTTTGAGACTGGAAGTTTGAAGTGTCAGACAGGCGCAATCACACAGATAGCAATTCACGCCACAAGACTTGACACATTTGAGAAATTAGGTTCTTATGTACGTTATGTATATCCGTACAACAGAAAACAGATAGAAGGCGTAGGCAAGAAGCGTAAGGTTCTAAAGAGTAAATATGATGTTGACAATTCGGAGCCTATGGATTACGAAGAAAAAGCTCTAACATATTCAGCAATCACTATGAACATGCTGGAGACAATGGGAGAGGACATTTGCGATGTTGCCAGGGGAGCAGTGGATTTCATTGCCGATCATACGCCTAAAACTCCAAAGAATATGAAACCTTTCTTACTTGGACAGAATATTGAGTTTGATAAAGGGTTCTTCATGCAGTTGATGGAATACGCAGGGTTAGTTGGAGAAATTAAGAAACTCCTCAGAGGACATGAGGATTTTTACGGACACTGGCAACCAGATGTACTTGACACCATTATGCTCGGACAGCTTGCATTATGCCATCTTCCAAATGTGGATTCATACAAGCTGGAGATTATGTCAGAACGTCTTGGAATAGAGCTTGACGATGCCCATGATGCTGATGCTGACGTTTCTGCCACAACAAATGTAGCAGCGGTTCTCACACAACGCATGAGAAGTGAAGGTGGTGTTATGACAGGTGGAGGTCTGGCTATATCCAAAGCAGAAAAAAGTCGCAAACACTTTAAGATATAGTAAAATGGAAGAGGTAAATGTACAGACCGTAGACGAGCCTAAAGCTGAATTTCGCACATTATCAGATCGTGGTGCGTTTACAGTAAGGAACGCTGATAATAATGAAATCCTCGTTGAAATATCTGGATATGACCTTCAAGTAAACTTCAATATGGAATACTTGAACAGCATCCAAGATGTAGAAGCTGCCGTAAGTGGCATAGGTGATGTGTTCCGTCAGATTATTATGGAGAAATTGCTTGAATACAAACAAAAGCAATAAAGTATCGCTATTCATTATAAACAAAAGCCTTGCAATCCAGCAAGGCTTTTTAATTGACAGAAAGTAATGAAAGAGACCAAACTGACAGAACAAGAGCAACTTTTTTGTGAGTTGTTTGTGAACGGTGCGGCTCCTTATGCAGGTAATGCCTTAAAATGCTACCAATCTGTTTTTTACAGTTGCGATGTAAAGGACAATATCCGTGCTAAGAAAATGCTGTCAAGGGACGATATAAAGGAGTTTATGGCAGAGTTGGAAGAATACAACTCCCTTGAAACAACTCACATGAAAAAGTTCCTTACTGAAAATCTAAAGCACATTATTGAAGAGACATCGACTGCTGTTTACAGAGATAGACGAGGCAATAAACTATCTCCAGCAGCACTAAGAAGTGTGGCAGTAGCGGCTTCTAAGACATTGATGGATATGTACCCTGTAAAGGAAGCACAAGTTAGTAAGTTGAACATTGAAGGCGGTGGAGAAAATGGCATAGTATTCAATGTAATTGTACCAGAATCAAAACCAAAAGAAAATGAAACAGATTAATGCTTGAAGCTATCCTTACAGGAATTATAGGCGTAATTGCTGGAAATGCTTCGATGTTCTTGTTCTTCAGACAAGAGCGAAGATCAAAGACACTTGACAATGATTCTAAAGAACACGACAATGAAGCCAAGGAATCGGAAGAGTGGAAAAAGTTGTACGAATGTGTACATGATGAATTGAGAGAAAAAGACCAGAAAATTGACACACTTTACGTTCAAATTTCTGACTGGCGGGATAAGTATAATGCTTTAGCGTCAGATAAAGCACAATTAGAAGTGAATAATGCTAAGATGTGCCTATTGAAATGTGAAGTACCATCTTGCCCTAATCGTAAGCCATCAACAGGATATTAATGAAGGAAATTGTAATTATCCCATCATTTGCGTTATCTGAAATGAAGCTGGATGCACTTGTTGGCAGAAGGGCAAATATAGTTGAAGTCCTCAAAGACCATAACGGAACAATTCGAGGATGCTGGGCATCGCTTATTGGCGAGCCGTATATGGAAAAGAAAGAATGGTTTATACCATATAGCTCTTTTATTTTATGAAAATCGAAGTCAAAAGAATTGCTCTAAAAGATAAGTATACAATCGGTCACATGTATATTGATGGCAAGTTTGTATGCGACACACTGGAAGATAAAGTGCGAGACTTGAACAAGAATGGCAAGTTTGACAATGGTGAAGTGAAAATTCCAAATGAAACCGCCATTCCTTATGGAACGTACAATGTTACTATGAACATTCAGTCTCCAAAATATTCCAACTATGCAAAATATCCGTATGTCAAGAAGTATAATGCTTTCATGCCACGCCTCCAGAATGTACCTTCATTTGAGGGCGTATTGATTCACGCTGGCAATACGGCAGACCATACCAGTGGCTGTATTTTGGTAGGAGAGAATAAGATTAAAGGACAGGTTATCAACTCTCAGAAAATCTGGACGAACTTGATGGATAAATATTTCTGGCCAGCTAAACTTAGGGGCGAGAAAATTACCATTGAAATGAAGTGACATGAAGAAAAGAGACATTATATATGTGCTTGTTATCTTGCTGTTGACAATAGGATTGACTCACTTGCTTATGAAGAATACTCATGTAGATGTGAATCAATCCTTACAAAAAACAGACACCACTACATACGTTGATACGATACCTTATTACAAGCCTGTACCAAAAGACAGTATTGTAGTCAAGTATCATATCGTTAAACTTCCAGTACAAGAAAAGGACTCGACAACAGGAAGTGTTGACAGTGTAAATGTAGTATTACCAATTACACAGCAAGTATATGAAGATAGCACATATCATGCTTGGATAAGCGGCTATCTTCCACGACTTGATAGTATTCATATCTACAACAAGAATACGACTATTACAAAGACTCAAACAATAACTGTTACCCAGTATAAAACAAAACGCTGGGGTGTTGGTGTTCAAGTTGGGTGTGGGTATAACTTTAATCAAATTTCGCCATATATAGGCATCGGAGTTCAGTACAACATTTTTAATTGGTAATATAATGAATTGGTTTGATAAAATTGTAACAAAAATTGGGCTTGATAAAATTGCCCACATGTTTATAATTGCTTTTGTTGCAACTATTCTTGCAATGATATTTTACAAGACCACTCCAGGTTACAGCTCATGGGCATACGCAGCCTCTGGTCTTTTTGGTGGTATTGTAGTTGCGATTTTGAAAGAAGTGTGTGACTTCTTCTACAGAAAACGATTTGACTTAAAAGATATTCTTTGGGGAGCAATAGGCGGTATTATTGCTTTCTTATCAATCGGCATTTTCATGTAGTTAATAAAATGAGCGTAATAATATCTCTTGATATAATTGCGCTCATTTTTTCTGTCCATTCTTCAAACTATAAAGAAATGGCATTGCTATTCTTAGACAAATAACAAAATCAAAAGCAATATGGAACTTCATATTAAAGAACGAATTTACATTCCGCAGTTGCTTCCACAGCAGACTGCTTCTTTTATCGACTTCAACACAAAGCGTGAAATCCTTAAAAAGGTGGCAATTACAGAAGCCGATAAGGATAAGTACGAAATCGTAGAGGATGCCAATGAGCATAAGATTACCTGGAACGCTCAGAAGGACGTTGACGAGCCACTGGTAGTGCAGTTTACAGACAGTGAGGTTGCACTTATGAAGAAAGCTTGCGAGTCGCTTGCCCAGACAGCTTATCCAGATGACTTCTGGCTTGTAGTAGAGAAAATCTACGATGCAGCTGCTTCCAACAATTAGGCACTTGCTTTCATAAATAAAAATCGTTTCGCCCAGCTCTTTCTTTTGTGAAGGGCTGGGCTTTTTAATTTAAGAATAATGGCTTATGGACAATTAAAAGCACCAACAAACATTAGAATTGATTTCAGACCATCGCCAAGACAGTATGAACTTTGGAAACTCTTGCAGCCAGATTATTGTCCTCATTGTGGTGGTCATATTATACAAGTTCAATCTGGATATGACCAGCAAGGAAATCCAAAATATGTCCCACAGTGTGAAAATTGTGGTACGCAATACCTCCCTCAGTTAATTTTGGGTGGAGGCGCAGCAGGCGGTGGAAAATCATATTTAGGTAGCTGTTGGCTTGTATCAAGCTGTATACGTTTTGCAGATATTCGAGCTGTCGTAGCTCGCAAAACATTGAAATCTTTGAAAGAGTCAACATTTAACACCATCAAAAAGGTGTGTAAAGAATGGGGGCTTGTTGAAGGTGAACACTATAAAATCAACAATCTGGAGGGAACGCTCACATTCTGGAATGGCTCTGTCATTATTATGAAAGAAATGGCAGACAATCCATCAGATCCACAGTTTGAACGTTTTGGTTCTTCAGAGTATACCATAGCTTTTGTAGATGAGGTTTCGGAGATTTCAGAAAAGGCTATAGAAGTATTGTTTTCTCGTTTACGTTGGAGAACCGCAGAAACCTTCAAAACTGCCAGAATGTTGATGACAACAAACCCATGTATCAATTGGGTTCGCTCTCGCTTCGTCCAGGATGATGATGGTAATCCAGTAAAATGTAGAATCGGAGAAGCGTATTTGCCATTCTCAGTTTGGGATAACCCAGATAGGCAATTTGTACAAAGTTATGTGGCTGCTCTCAACAAGATTAGTGACCCGATAACAAAATCACGACTTTTGTATGGAAACTGGGATTTCGTTGATACAAATGAAGCTGCTGCATATTGGAACTTCGATGGAGCCAAGCACCTTGTCACTAATTTGCGTGAAAAGGTATATAACCCATTAAAGCCTATCATTTCATCATGGGACTTCAACGTACAGCCATACATGTCTACATTGTCCATCCAGATTGATTATGAGCACAAGAAAGTATATGTGCTTGAAGAGATACTTGGAAAGCCAGAGGAAAAAGAAAATAACACCCCAAAGCTTTCAAAAAAGATAGCCAACAAGTATTTAACCGAAAAGCATCTTGGTGGTCTATTCATTACTGGAGACCCAGCAGGATTGTCACGCTCTACACAAACAGAAGAGGGCGTAAATAATTACACTATCATTATGAGTAATATGGATAATCCAATATTACGAGTGCAAAAGAAATTGCTTACAAAACAACCAGCACAGGTGACTCGTCTGGAATATGTAAACAGTCTTTTGAATGGATATGATGGCTGGGAATTGCAAATTGATATGCGTTGCCGTAGGCTTACAGAAGACTTGGTTTATCAGAAGAAAAATGCTGATGGAACAAAGTCTAAAGCAAAAGTAACAGATCCGAAGAGTGGTGTGAAGTACGAAAAATACGGACACCTTTCTGACTGTTTGGATTATGCCCTTTGCCTGTTCTTAAATAACACATGGGCTAAATTTCAAAAGAAAGGTGACGCTTCAGTTATAGAAACTACAACTACGCCTATATATGGCGGTTTTTCTTTTTAGAGAATGTACAAGAGATTTTTGAATAATACAGACTATCTTAGTATAGTTACCGAAGAAGCTCTTAGCCAACTTATACGAGGCAGAGAAGACCGTCTCGCACAGGCTGAAGAGGCAGCAGAACAATCTATCGTAGAATATCTGACCGACAACTACGAGATTGAGAAAGTACTGGAAGAGGGCAAGAATATTTTGAAATACAATGACCAAATCACCTATCCAGTTGGCGCACATTTCTACCATGATAAGAAGCTTGTAAAGGCAATGCGTACTATTAATGGTAGAAAGGCTCCTACAGATACAATGTATTGGGATATGTATGATGAACCAATTGATAATCCTAATATGGTAAGCGAATACTGGCAGACAAAAGATTATATCCCAGGCGATATTGTATATTTTGCCAACGCTTATTATATCTGTAAGGAGTATAATGGCTTATCATACGGAGACATTAGGGTTCCTGGTGTTGATGCCTGGAAGAGTGTGGACATTCAAAATTGGGAGGCTAATGTGCCTTACGAAATTTGGGATGTTGTGGAATATGATGGAAATTTCTATACACTGGTCAAGAACGATGAAGACATAGACTTGACTGTCAATCCTTATGATTCAGAATACTGGGGTATGGTAGGGGATTATGACGCAACATACCAATATGAATTTTCTGATCACGAATATGTCGTATATAATAATAAGGTATATGTGCCATCAATGTCTGTAAATGCCGATGTGCTTAAAGAAGGTTATAATATTCAAGAAAGTGACCCTCGTAATGCCAATGTAAAGAAGCACATGCTACGATTAGCTGTATACGAACTGCATAAGCTTATATCGCCAAACAATGTAAGCTCTGCTCGTATTACAGACTATGAAACATCAATCACTTGGTTGCGTGATGCCTCCAGACTTAAAATAAATCCTCATATACCTCGTAAATTGGATGAAGATGACAACAAGCCTGTTACAGAATATGCGATAGCAACGTTTGCTCGTGATTACGACCCCAACAAGAATCCTTGGCAGATTTAA